CCGGCAGGTGCCGCCGTTGCCATGCAGCGGGTGTACGACCAGACTGGCATGGCGAAGGTTATCAGCAACTACGCAGACGACCTTCCGCGTGCTGATGTTGTGGGAAAGGAAATCCCCACGAAGGTGGTTACTTTGGGCGATTCCTACGGCTACAACGTGGTAGAGGTTGAGCACGCGCAGTATAGCGGGGTGAACCTCGAAATGTACAAGGCGCAGGCAGTACGTCGTGCGATGGACATCAAGATCAACCAGCTCGCTTGGTTCGGCGATGATGAGAATGGACTTGTTGGCTTCATCAATAACCCGAACTTGACGGCGGTCACTCTTCCTGCCGACGGTACTGGAAGTTCTACGAAGTTCGTCGACAAAACGCCCGACCAGATCATCCGCGACGTGAGCAATTTGATTTCTGCAATCAACATTGCAACGAACAACGTTGAGAATCCGAACATGGTCATTTTCCCCACGGAGGCATTCGACCATATCGTCATGACTCCGCGCTCCAATTACAGTGACCTTACCATCCTTGAATTCCTGCGCAGGAGCCATCCTGATGTTCGTTTCGAGAAGGTGGGCGAACTTGACGGAGCTGGCACCGCTGAAGCAGATTTGATGATTGCAGGACGCTTCGACCCAGATGTAATTCGCCTTGAAATCCCCGAGAGGTTCCGGCAGCTTCCTGTTGAGAAACGCAATCTTGAGTATGTAGTCGATTGCATCTGCCGTTATGTTGGCGTGACGGTAACTATCCCCGCGGCCTTCTCTAAGGCTTCTGGTTGCTGATTGGGGGGCTGTATTATGGCGAGTTTGATGAATAATACAGCCCACGCCATCATTATTGGCGGAAGGCTGTTTATCCCCAGGAAACCTGTTGACAATGTGGATATCGACGCGATCGTGAAGAAGTATCCAGAAGTGTTGTCGATGATGAAATCTGGTCAGTTGGTTGAGCAGACCAAGGAAGAGGCCGTTGTCGCTAAAAAAGAGTTTGAGGCAATGGAAGTCGATGAACTGAAAGCATACGCCAAGTCGAAAGGAATCGACATCGGACGGGCACGAGAGAAAGACTCCATCTTGTCGAAGATTCGCAAGGCAGAATCTGAAAAATACGCGTCGAAAGTGTGATCCCATTGTATACGACGGAAGAGATCATCAAGGTGTTCCGTTTGACCGTACCTGCCATGTCAGAAGTGACGGACGAAGAGCTGACAAGCGACATTGAAGTGTATCGCGACTACGTAAGCGAGAAGCGATTTAAGAAGCTGTTTCCAAAAGCAATGTCATTCTTTATCGCTCATATGCGGACGCTTAACGACATGATTTCCAACGCTGTCGCAAGCGGTGGCGTGGCTGATGCGAATGTCACGACAGGAGCCCTTATCCGTGAGAGGGAAGGGGACTTGGAACGAGAGTATTCCGACACTTCCACAAGTGGTGATGGGGACACGGAGAGCGAAGCACTCTTGAAGAAAACCGTGTACGGGCAGATGTTTCTACAGCTTCGAGCAATGGTTATCGTTCCAGTTACCGTAAGGAAGCGTGGTATTTATGGCCTATGTTAGAGATGTTGATATGGGCTATAAACATATCGTGCAGTCGATGAGAAAGCTGAACGGCATGGAGATTTCTGCCGGGATTCTTCGTGATGCAGGAAATTCAAAAAAAGGCGTTCCTTTGGTGGATATTGCCTTTTATAACGAGTACGGGACGAGGCACATACCTTCCCGGCCATTCGTAAGGATTGCAAGCGACGATAACCGAAAGAAATGGGAGAAAATGGCGGGTGACTGTGTCGGCAGGGTGATTGATGGCGGAGATGTTTCTGATGTCGGCAAAACTCTTGGAAAAGAGATGGTTTCCGACATCCGGGATGTTTTCGGAGATACGTCAAGAGTAGTTAGCAACGCTCCTGCTACAATACGCAAGAAGGGCAGGGATGAGCCGTTGGTCGATACTGGCGCAATGAAAAAATCAGTGAATTACCGCGTGGAGTAAGGATATGAGCAGTTTCAGAAAACCGCAAACGGTAAAGAGATATTCTGGCGGGTATTGGGATGATGATGGCGAGTGGAACGATGGAACATTTGAAGAAATAACCATCGTGGCTAGTGTCCAGCCGTTGAATGTGGAGGAATTAAAACAGTATTCTTCCGTTCGACCTGCAGGGGCTTCGCAGTATAGCGCCGTCAAAATCTATTCCAATACGCTCCTGAACGTGGAGAAGAAACTGCCAGATGGTACGCTCCAAGAAGCCGACGTTTTGGTTTGGAGAGGACGAGAGTGGAAAGTCGCCATGCTGGAAGAATGGCAGAGCGACGTTATCAACCACTTTAGAATGATTGCGTGGGAGGTTGATCCTAGTGTTGAAAGCAATACGGAAGTTTCTCCATGATGAGATTGCGACACTTTTGGATATTCCTCCAAGCGGTGTCGTTTGGGCAAACCAAACGGCTCCCAAACAATCGAATCCGATGGTAACGCTGATGCTCTATTCTCAGCAAGCGGAGGAAATGCCGAATTATTTGAGAAATAGAAGCGAACCAGAGGAAGTTGACACAAGAGTATCTACGGAGTTCGTTTTGGAAGTACAGTTTTACGGAAAGCAAAAAACCTACCCTGTAGACATTTTGGAAAGTTTAATAAGGCAGATGGAAAGGCCAACCGTTGTAGATTCGTTCTTCGCAAACGGTGTGGCCTTTTTGTATGCCGACCCTGTGCAAGATTTGACTGGACTGCTTGGAAATGACCAGCAGTTTGAGCCAAGGGCGGCAGTAGATTTGCATATGAGATATACGGCGCAGATCATAGACGACCCAGGCTATATTGACGAGGTTGATGCAGTAATCGAGACCATTGATCCCGAAACGGGTGAAACGGTCGTAGATGTGACAGGAAAATTAATTCACGGTAATTTGATAAAAGGGCAAGAGCCGGACATGGAAAAGGCTATCGACGTTGATTTTTCATGCTCGGCGAAAGATGACTAAAGAAAGGATGTGTTTTACTTGGCATAGTATCAATGTGATTTTGGTTCTGTTAGTGCTTTTTCAATGTTCCAATTTCTAAGTCTCCGCATAAGTGATGTGGGTGTGATGCCTAGCTTTTCTGCCCATTGCTTTTGGTTTAAGGTTACACCTTGAAAAGTGATGAGCTTTTGGAAATGGTTGCTTCCGCGTTTTGTGTGAAGTTCTCGCGTTAGAGCTTCTTCCATGCTCATTCCACAAAGGTTTATCCTGTTCCAAAGACAAGCCCTGCTTATATTGCATCTTCTTGCCCATTGCGACAATGTTAGAGATTCACCTTTATATGTGTAATATTGGTTGCTTCGCCTGTTGTTGCATTGAGTAATCATATCAACAAAGCGACAGTTAGACGGCTCATAGTTACCATTAACATCAATTCGGTCAAGCGTCAATTCGTCGCTATATCCGTGGGATAATGCCCAATCTTTGTAGGTAGGAAAGTCTTGCCATTCGGCACAAACTTTTATACCACGTCCACCATAGTCTGCATAGGACTTGTGGGAAGGATATCTACAACGATTTATCATCATTCGCCATTCGGTATATAAGCGGGTTTGGCTCATGCCATGATGTTGAAACTTGACGGAGAAAAAACAGTTATCTGGCGAAAAGCTGGCGTCTTTGTCAATAAGTTCAAGTGTTTTACCTTTGGCATAGCCATTAGCTAAAGCCCAATCAGAAAACACATCAAAGTCATTCCAATCTTCATGGAAAAGGATTCCCCTTCCTCCAAAAGATTTATATGACTTATTGGACGGATTTTGACATTTCTGCCGAGTGCTTTTCCAAAGCAGGTAAAGAGGGTTGTCATTTGAATGTTTCCTATAAATGTTCATTTTCATCACCTCATTTATATTTTAACACAAGTTACAAAGTTTTACAATAAAAGGAGTGATTTACATGGCGAATTTAGACCGCATAGTGATGTGCAATATCTCGCTCAACACTACGGGAATCACCACAGAGGGTTTCTCAACTCTCCTGATTGTCGGCCCTCATGCTCATAGCCTTGCCCGCGTGGAATCCTATACGGCGGCAAGCGAGATGATTGAGGCCGGATTCGATGCAGATGATCCGCTTTACCTTGCTTGCGTGGACGCATTTAGCCAGACTCCCAGACCGCGTCAGGTTAAAGTCGGCCGCCAGTTGGTTGACAGCGTTGTGGTAAACGTGAAGAAAGTCACGGCAACAGG